AAGGCGACCCAGCAAGAGGTCGTTGAGCGCGGTCTGATGCCCATGAGTCGGATCGTGACCGTGGAGAAGTCCAGGGACGACCGGGAAGGCGTGGAGATGACGTTCCGGCTGCTCAAGGACTTCACGTACCAGATCAGGCACCTGAAGGCCCGTGAAGGGGCTTATACGAGCCCCTCACAGCACGTACAGGCCGTGCTGGACCTTCTGCGGAGCGAACAGCGCCCCTGGTCGATCAAGGACATCTGCGCCAACGAGGCGTTCAGTGACAGCCACCTGGCACGTGCCAACGAGTACGCGCTGCAGAAGCTGGAGCAGCAGAAGCTGATCCAGCGGTGCGACCCACCTAAGGGGGTGAGCTTCAAGGGGAGGCCGCCTGCGTACTACTGCGCCAAGGCAGAAAAAGTTCCAGGATTTATCTCTCTCACGCGGGGGGACTCGGGTAAATCCACCGGAAAACTCGAAACTCCTGCCCTGGAGCGGGATTTGAGTTTTCCGAAAGGTACCGGAAAAGTCCAGTTTCGGAAAAGTCCTGACCCTGGTGCGGTAGCGGATACGGCGGATGAGACGCATGAGACGCAGAACGAGCCAGGAACTTTTCCGAAAGGGGACTTTTCCGAAAGCCACCGGAAAACTCAAACACCTTGCGCCGCAAGCGATTCCGAGTTTTCCGGTGACCCCCGTGTGAATAGGGTTTTGCCCGTGGAACCGGTAACCAAGTCGACCTTGGAGGAGGCTGCCGCGTTCTGGGATTAAAAAATTAAAACGGTCCGTCTTTTTATGCTACTGTGTAGCAGCACTAAAAAAGGCCCCGGTCTGGGGCCTTCTTTGGTGTTTCCCCCGAAACACAAATTCATTATGCCTTATCCACAAAAGTTTGTGGACACTGTACGTGTTCGCATGGAGTCCGAATGGTATGACCCTGATTATGTGCAGGATCTAAATAATCTTCCTAAACAATGTTTAGAAGCTATTAAAGAAGAAAATGACTACGAAATCGCAATAAAATATCGAAAAGGTATAATGTTTGATCTGTTAAAGCAAATCTATGGTTGCAGTCACCCGGATAAAACAAAAGTAGAAATTGATCCGAAAACTGGTGAAACTAAAACAACTACACGAAAAGGAAAAACTTATTCACCCAAACCTCAGTATTATCACTTTTTTGCTTATACAGCGTACGCATTGTTGCACGGGGATATTCAAGAATTAAACTGGAGAGCACCGTATAATGGTAATATCCAAGGACAAGACGTTATGCACGCAATAAATAAATACGGAATATACGGATTAACGGAAGAACTAAGTTCTACTTTCAATAAAAAATTTTTTGTTTCAAAATTTGCAGCTTTGTATGCGCGTATGTTTAATGCCGATCCACGTTTTCAGAACTACACGGCTGAACCAATAGAGTTAAAAACCGAAATCAGAGAATCACCTTTAACTTATTGCGGCGACTGTAAAACTATACGAGTTGCCTGGGATATTAACAAAACTGCTTATACACCTGGACATCCAAAATATGCCGAACTTTTAAGTAAATTCAAAGAACAGGTGCTTAAAAGAGAATTTGAAAAAAGCACAACTGAAGATCAAGCTCGATACTTAGAGCGCCGTGGAACGCTTCTAAATTTCAACGATGAGGATATTGCCTAAATTGCCTAACCTGTTTCTGGGGCTGCTTCGGGCAGCCTCTTGGCTGCTTTGGAGGGATCCGGTGTCTAAGTCCAAGACTGAACCGAGACCGCCTAGACCGCCCAGGCGTCCCACGCTGGCGCTGACGAATGGTCCTATCCCGGACGATATTTTTGCCGTGGTGCGTACCAGCTGGTTTCGGCAGGGCCGGCCGGTCGAGGTCGACGAGTTCTCGATCATGGAGTGCGACGACGCCCACACGATTTTTCACTATGCAGTCGGGCAGGCTCTGCGCCAAGGAGCCGACGTGTCCGTCATGTCCGTCTATCCGCCTGAAGCCCTTGGAATCCCCCGCAACAAAGAGTGATCGCCGCGCCAAGGGCAAGGGGCGGAACTTTACGGTCAACATCAGGATGACCCGCGAGGAGATCGAGGCTGCCAGGAAGCTGGGCGGCGGCAACGTCTCCATGGGATTCCGCCAGGCCATCCGGTATGCCTGCTGGCGCGAAATGCGTCCCACGAGTCTCAGTACCATGCTGCGCTCAGCCGCTGTGCTCGCCGCCGAACTGGAGGCTTCGCAGCCGGGAATGTGAAGTTTTACAACTGGCCTACTAGGCAAGTGGCTTGTTCTGTGCAAGGGTAGTGATCGAGGGGGCAGCTCGCTGCTCCATCACTCACCTACTACCAAAGGACTATGGCAACCACTACCAACCTACCCAACGGCAACCTCAGCGCCTGGTACTACGCCGTCAAATGGGGTATCTATCACATTGAGCAGTCCATCGAGCGCAGCAAACAAGCTGGCTTCAAGGCGACCTATGACGAGCACCAGCTCCGGCAGCTCGAAGACTTGGAGCAGTTCTTGAAGATGAGCTGGGACAAGTGGATGGATGACCTCGTTGCTGGTCAGACTGAGGAGGAACCGATCTATGGAGTCTGAAATCATTGAAATCCTTGATCTTGCTTTCCTTCCCAGTGGTCGCGTGGAGTGCGAGGCCGTGGTTGACCAGATGGTCATCACGCACCAGCAAAGCTATGAAGAGCCGGCCGAGTGGGGTCCTGCTGTGTGCCGAGGCTCCTTCTACCTTTGTGAAGACGACGTAATCCCAGCGACCGATGCCGGAGTCCGACGACTGTTCAGCGAACGCATCACCAACTGGGAGATCGTTGACGCCTCAAATTGGGAGGATGACGGCCAGGACGATTAGGAACGAACCGTCTTACGACGACTGGCACTACGGGACTGAGCCGATTCCCGGCGATAAAACCTGGGTCGCACCACAGACTGCGGCCCAGCTCATCGCTCGCCTCGTCGATGCCTTTGACGAAAGCGAGTCGATCAACCGCGAGCTGCTGGCACGCTTGGCGTTCCACGAGATCTTCAAGCTGCCTGCGGCGACATTGCTGCAAATCCACGCGCAGCATCCGCACAATGCCCACACACCCTCTGTTGGGTAGTACACTAACAACGCTTTTCTCAGCACTATGCTCACCATTCTCTCTGACACACAAGTCCGTCTTCTCTCCGACAGTATCAAGACCATCGAAGAGCAGCTCGGCGAACTCCGCTCCATCATGGAGTCGTCCCAGACCGTCAACTTCGAGGTCGCTAGTAGCAAGCCTGCTACCCCCGCCCCACGTAAGCAACGGGAGTCTCAAGTTAAGACTCGTGCGTCTCGCCGCAAGAGGGGGCACAATGCGCTGAACGCCAACCAGGTATTGGAGATCAAGCGCAGATTGGCGGCGGGTGAAGGGTCTACTGCAATTAGCAAGGACTACAAGGTGCATCTCACCACGATCAACTGCATCAAGTGGGGCAAGACATGGAAGCATGTCCAGCTCCAGCAGCCGGCAGCGTTGACGCTCCATGCATGAGCGATCTAGTGAATCAGCCCCCGCACTACACGCGGGGGCGCGTCGAGGTGATCGACGTTATTGAGGACTGGGTCGAGGCTGCGCCAGATGCTGTGGTTGGTGGCCTGCAGTGGCAGGTCATCAAGTACATCAGTCGGTTGTGGCTGAAGGAAAATGCGCTCCAGGATGCGCGGAAAGCGCGCTGGTATTTGGAGCGGCTGGTTGCCAAACTCGAATCAGAGGAGTACCGCGATGTCTGACCAGTACAAGTTTGAGATGATGCGCTTCGACGAAAGCGCAGAGATCAATACGTCGCTGTCGGTCAAGACTCGCGGCATCCTCGCCAGTGAGGTGGTATCGGTGTTTGGCGAGTTTCTGGCAGCCTGCGGGTTCCACCACCAGACCATTGCTGAAGCCTTCCACGAGATCGGAGATGAGCTGTCCCAGTTGTCAGAGTGATGATGTCTATGTCCTGGAGAGTCGGTTGCGTAGTGATGGTGTTCGGCGCCGTCGGTACAAATGCCTGACTTGCCGCGAGCGGTGGACGGCGTTTGAAGAGCCGTCCGCTCCAGGGTTTGAAATTGATAGCACTTTGCTACCAAAGCAGCCGTCTAGGCGCCAGCTCAAGATCAACGAGGTCGAAGAGGTTTTGTTGTCGACCGAGTCGTTGGCGGCGTTGGCGCGGAGATTTGGGGTGTCCTCTGAGGCGATCCGCAACATCAAGGCGAATAACAGCTACCAAGACGTCTACAAACGGCTTGTGCTTGAGGGGAAGCTCCAGGCGCAGACGGATGTGTTGTTGTGTGTGGCGTGTGCTCACTGGCGTAGTGAGCGTGGTTGCGATTTCGGTTTCCCGGATGCGGGTGATGACTTTGCTACGGATTGTTACTTGTTCCGGCGACTCTAGCCGGGCTACTGTGCTACATTACTGAAGTAGTCGCCCCACCAGGCATCATGAACGACTTTGACAAGGTTTCTACGCTGATCGCGGATTTCCAGCGACGGCTCCACGTCGTGGTTATGCGCGACGAAATGCGGCCTATGCAGGACGCGCATATTCCGATGGATTTGTTTGCTGTGATCGAGGACGAGCTTCTGCCGATCCTGGATCGTTGCATCGAGTGCATCGAATACGATCCAACGCCGCAGTATCTCTGGGATAACAGTGGCGGTGAGTCTCCTGTGTCTCAGAGTGAGACTCACGAAGTTGCGCGCGCTCAGCACGTGGAGATGCACAGCTGATGGCAAATGCACGTTTTCTTTATGGCATCGAGCATTTGCACACGATGTTCAATGCCACGACGGTGGCGTTTGACTGTGAGACGACTGGGCTCCAGCCGAAATTTGGCGGTTTGCGGTTATTGCAGTTAGCGGCATTGGATCGTGAGCCAGTCGTCATTGACTGCTGGGACATCGAAGATCACCACTGGGTTGAGTTGGAGGAGTTCTTCGCGGTCAAGCGGTATTGGCTGGCGCACAATGCGGTGTTTGACCTGGGATGGTTGCAGGAGCACGAGCTTTATCCCGAGGGGGAGGTGCTATGCACCATGCTGGCCAGCAGGATCTTGACGAACGGGCTGCCGAACGTGAAGCATGGCCTGCAGCACGTGGTCAAACGGTATCTGCAGCTCGACATCTCCAAAGAGGAGCAGAAGAGTGACTGGAGCCAGGATCTGACGCCGAGCCAGTTGGAGTATGCAGCGTATGACGTGAAGTTGTTGACCCAGTTGGATGGGCCGATCAATCAGCGGATGGCTGAGGGCAATCTGCATCGGGCGTGGTTTCTGGAGTGCAAGGCGTTGCCGGCGATGGCGCAGCTTTGGCGAACCGGCCTGCCGTTTGATCGCAGTTCACTCGAAAAGCTCCAGCAGGATTTGCAGGACGATCATGCTCGCCTTGGGGCGGAGTTTGTCGAGGCACTGGACACCGCGTTGCCGGATGATTGCAAGCTACCTCGGGACCCGGATGGCAGCCTCAACTTGAGAACAAAAGCAACAGGGTCGGTGCGGGCCGGTAACAAACTGGAGGCGGGCTTCAACCTGAACAGTCCCAAGCAGCTACTGGCGGTGTTTACGGCATTGCTTGGTAAGCAGCCCTTGGGATCTGACGGTAAGGCGAGTGCCAGCAGGGCGGCGTTGCGGGAGTATGCCGGGGACCACAAAGTTGTGGCGGATTACCTGGCGTGGAAACGGGTGGAGAAGCGGCGTCAAATGGTTGAAGCACTTCTTAAACATTTGGGCGAGAACGGGTTTATTCGTGCCAGTTACATGCAGCTTGGGGCGGATACTGGGCGCATGTCGTGTCTGACGCCGAACCTCCAGCAAATACCAAGAGATTCAAGGTTTAGGGCGTGTGTGCAGGCGCCGGCCGGGTGGAAACTGGTAGTTGCGGACTACGCCCAGATGGAGCTACGGCTGGCAGCCGCCGAGGCCGAAGATCCTCTCATGATCCAAGCGTTCCAGCAGGGCATGGACTTGCACACACTCACCGCAATGCAGATTTATGGCGTTACTAAAGATCAAGTCACCAAAGATATGCGCCAAGTTAGTAAATCTGCGAACTTCGGTTTGTTGTATGGATCGGGAGCCCGAGGATTACGAAATTATGCAGCAGGAATGGGGATACAAATGGATCTTGATGAAGCTGCAGAAATCCGAGCAAAGTTCCACGCTGCGTATAAAGGAATTAGCGGGTGGCAACGCCAAAATGC